GGATCCCACGAAACCGTGGCTGTGATGCGCGATCTAACCTTGTTCTACCCCTACGTCAAACCCGGTGGCGCCGTGATCATCGACGATTACGCCTGGGAAAGCGTCAAATCCGGCGTCGATGCGTGCGTTGCTGCCTTTATGGACGTCGAAAATGGCTTCTGCTGCTTCAATCAGCTCTGGACCATCAAAAAATGACCAGATTTAACGTAATTTGTACTGGTTCTGGGATCCATAAGTGGGGCAAATCCTGGATTGAGCATATGCTCAGCCATCTGGACTGCAAATTCCACTATTTGAACCCATCGGACGACATCCCACTCTTAGAAAAGTGCATTGTTGTCACCAACACGACAGAATCTTACTTTTACATACGCCGATTACAGCAAGCCAAACTCAAATACGGCGTCATCCTTCTATCCGACGAGTGTCTGACAACCTCATTGGCGTTCTTAAATAACCCAGAATGCGTATTTCTGGCGCGAAACTACTTACACCCGGGCTGTTGTCGCAACTTTAAAGTATTCCACTTTGGTCTTGGCTATAAAAACGAGTTCGAGAAGTACGCAAACCCACGCCGAACCGCATCGAACCGCGAATTCCTGTGGAGTTTTAGCGGCTCACTGAAAGTAGATCGAAAACGCGCCCTCGAAGTCTTCTCAGAATTCGAACCAAACTTCACACACCTTGTCGAAAAGTTCGACGACCCGGAATATTTAACTACACAAAAGTACGCCCAGACCCTGAACGACAGCATCTTCGTGCTTGCGCCGGGCGGTGGCGCTAGTAACGACTCATTCAGGATTTACGAAGCTCTGGAATGCGGAGCAATTCCGGTAGTAATGCGAAACTTACCACCGCTGGTGGTCACCCCAAGCTATTGGCACGGAATCTTCCCAGGGTCAGATCTACCGTTCGTCGTGGCTGACACGTGGGAAGAGGCGGCCGAACAAGTCCGAGCGTTGATCGACTCCGATCAAGTCGAATCGGTACGCAGAGAGTGTATGGATTTCTGGCGCAGCTGGAAAAAATCGTGGAGGCTCGAATTTGAAAAACGAGCCGCCGGTCTCATTTAAGACTCATTTTGAAGTCGTTCCCTGCAGTATGAACGAAACAACTCCTTGCACTCTTCGTCAGATATATCCAGAGCTTTAGCTGCTTTAGGGATATTCCAACGAGCCCTAAATAACATATCCAAAGGATCCACCTCAGTGGATATCGAGTTCTCCATTCTTATCCCAGCTCATGTACGTACTCAACCGATGTCGATTAACGTCTGCTTGAAACTTGGCAACAGTCGTAGGGTCTTTTCCGCTATTTAACTTAATCAGTTTGTCCAGCTGAGCAACAATTCGAGCTTCGACATTCACTACGATCCTCCGGGTGACATCAATCTACTATCGATTGATGTTTGGTTAAGGAAGAGTTTATTAAACGCCACGAATCAAGCCACGCTGGCGAAGCAGCTCAATAAAACTACCGCCAGGCGCGTCCTTAAGAATCTCTTGCATACGACGTTTATCGATACGGCGTTCAATCAAATCGTTAAGTTGATCACGATCGTATGGAAGAGTCACGTCGCCGTCACCAGTTACACCAGCGACAACTTTCTCCGCAAGCATTCGGCCTAAAAAATCACGAGCGAGTTGTTCTTGCATAATCGGGTCTCGATATAGAAAGTTTAGCGCCCAAATAGCAGCTCAGATAAACCAAACTCCCCTCGGCGAGGGTTAAACCGTTCGCGAGCTAAATCAATCCGACGCTGAGCTTCAGAACGATTTTGTTGACGCTGTTGCTCAGTACGTTGAGCTTGGCTTAGCGGACGGATTTGCTGAGTAAGCGGTTGCGGTCCCACGCGGGTCGGACTAGCAACACCGGTACGAGGCGCAGCCCCCAGCGCTTGACGGAGTTTGGGAACGATACCTTCCCCAGTCTCCTGTCGTACAACTTCATTAAGCGCACGTGCGCCAGCAGTACCAACCATACCTGCTCCCACGCCGGGAGCTAATACCGGAGCTGCAGCTAAAGCAGACGACGCCCCAACCGCCATCGGTAAACCTTGAACAAATTCTCGTCCCATCTGGACCGCCATCGGACCGACACCTTCGCGATATCCAGTCTGAATAGCTTCCGGGCTTGGAATTAAGTCAGCTGCCCCAGGCAATAAAGCCGATGGAGTACGACGCAAAGCGCGACCGTACTCACGCATACCTTGCGCAGCTGCTACGACAGGATCTTGTGAGTAGTACGCCTTAGCTGTAAGTGGTTCTCGTGATTGAGAAACTTCGGCACGGAGAGGAAGCGGGTCTCCCTGGCGAGGCTGAACGATATCAACACGTCCAGTCAACGAAGGAGCGGGTCTTGTTGCCTGTAAAGGAACAATATTCCCTTCGCTATTCATATAGAGAAGTTGTTGGTTTACGTCTGTTAACGGTCCAAACCCTACAGAACGGTAAGCGGCTCCACGGCGATTGGGTTGGCTACCGATAAACTTCTCTTCCCGGCGTAGGGTAGAACTTTCAGAAAGTGACTTACCTTGCTCTTCCCGTAACCTCGAAATATCTGATGTGCCGATAGGAGAGTTCTCTAGAAGCATACCGGGACGTAAGTTACGTAATACGTTCTCCGTCATGAACTTGTTCATCTGTTCAAAAACGGGAGCAGGTATATCTTTTGCGGAATAGTCAAAACTTTCGGTTGGGGTGCGAGTTTCAAAAGACACGCTCGCACGCCCCGTTACAGGATTATCGCGTAAGTAATTTAAGACGTTCCTAGAAATCTCATTACCTGCACCCAGATCAGTACCTAAACGAAAACGCGAAGGAGCCTGATTGGTGTTTACTCGGATCCCGTAATCTCCTGTAGGGTCAGGAGTAGCCACACCGGTTTGAGGATCGTAGGAGAAATAAGCACTAGACGGAACAGTATCTAAGTTGGGATTCTTAATAGCAAGCGGACCAGCTGTGGACGATAACGATGCTGTAGCGGGTGTATTAGTCAGTCGCTCAAATTCGTTAGCTCGTTGCGTAATTAACGAAAGAGCGTCCTGAAGTTCACGCCCAGTAGCGTACCCGCCTCCGCCCACAACGGGCATACGTCGGGAAACAGAAGAAGAAGATCCTTCCTGTAGTTCTTTTCCGTACCCTAATTGAGCAATGCGATCACGAGCTAACTTTTGTTTCTCCGTATCGCCGCTCGTGTAGTCTTTTTCAATCTCGGAAAGATATGAAGGCTGGACACCGATCTCCTTCATCGCACGGTTATAAATAACCTGACGCGCTTCTGGTTTCGAGATTTCTTGCTCTAAATCCAGATAAGGTGAAAGCTTCTGAATATCCCGTTCAACTTTGGGAGTCGGATTCTCGATAAAGCTCTGTAAATACGGACCTACCTCAGGATATTTTTCCACAAACTTATTAAGTTCCTTAGCCTGCTCATTTACAGCCTCTTGTCTGGCTGCTTCCCTCAAATCGGAAAGCTGTAATTCAAGAGCGGGGAAGGCTCGTTGAACAACACCCTGAGAAGCTGTAGGAACAAAAAATGGATCTATGTCCGCAGGAGACATATTTAAAGTTCTAAGAGTTTGGCGTGCATCGAGTCCAACCGGGGTTTCCTGACGCAAGTCTTGCTGGAGCTGGTAAAGAGAATTCCGACTGGGATCCCTAGCTTGCCGATCGGCTCGACTTAATATGTAATCTCGCCGTGATTCGTTAGTAGTAGAAGAAGGAGCGAGAGCTTCGGCAACTTGAGGTAAAAGAGACGAACCCTCTATTGGGAAAGTATTCGGAGCCCCTTCTGCGGTTCTGGATTGCCTAAGTTCCCGTAAAGTTTCCAACTGAGCATTCAATTCCTCAACGGTTTGCGGAGGATTATTTCGAATAGCTTCATACCCTCCTTGAAGTGCGGGGCTAGCCACGCGGAAAGGAAGTCCCGGCTGGATAGTATTCCGGTCAATTCGATTAGTTAAAGGGTCTTGAGAAACTGCGGCACTGTCTGCATAAGATAAAAATGTATTACGCGCACCTAAACCAGCTTCAACAGGGCGTATAACTTCATCTGCTTGTTCTAAAATATCAGCAACGTTTTCTAAATTTTGAGAATAATCTACGTCATACCTATCTGTATATGCTCCTAAGAGATTAGTTAACGCTTCTCCCGCAGCACTCCGGTAATTGGCGTCAGATAAAAACCTGGATTCGCCCGCATATCGTAGTGCCTCACGTTGAGCGGGAGTAAGAGCACCTGTATTTACAGCGTTTAAGTACGCATTACGTGCACTTTCAACAGTGCCTCCAGGCAAAAGAGTATTTAAATCATTGTTTTGCTCAACAAACTCCCGAGCTTTAGGGTTTTCAGCAGCAAGCCTATAAGCATTTAAAGTTTCGTTATCCGGATCGATATCAAATCCCTCAAAGGGCAGGTAATTCGGGAAATCCTCAACCGAAGTCATTCGCAACGCATCGTCTATATCCTCGTCTGGATATAGATCTGCGACTTCTCGATCTAATTCGCCTTCATTTAAAGCGTTCTCAAATAAAATTTGACGAAGAACACCTCGATCAACGTTATACGACGTCCGTAACTTGTCAGCAAACTCAGGCAGCTGCTCAAAATATGAAGAACTCACAACGCCCGAAGCGATCCGTTCCCCATATCCTACCAAGTACTTAAAGAAATGAGTTAAGCCACGCGGGCCGTGTGTTACAGTGGCACCGTCTTACATCAAAAGCACATGGCTAACGCAATGCTCTGTATCGAAATTTATAGATTTAACGGAACTTGGTGTTTTACAGACGCAAAAAGGAATCTTCTACACGAACCTTTCGTTCTAGGGATACCTGAAATCATCGACAGAGCACTAGAAGAACAAAAACTAACTGAAGAGGGTAAAAACTATCGAATTTTGTTCGCTGCTCAAGAATTTCCGAGCTCCCACGGTGCGCTAACCAGGCAAAATGAAGAATTCGGAGGGTCGTGGTACTCCTGGAACGAACAAGAAGGTTGGTTGTGCCCTGCGACACTAAAATTCTTCTGTGAATTCCCGGATACAATTTATTTCAAACTTGAAAAACTCGAAAACCAGAGTCTCGCTTAGCATATAAAAGTACTTTGCTCTCACTTCCGTGGCTCGGGAGTGGAACACGCCTACGCGTGAACCGTGGAATCCACTGATTAAAATAGCACTAGATGCCGTAGACCGACATAATCAGCTTTATTTTAAATCAAATAATGTAAAACATTTGATTTTAGCCCAACTACTCCGGGATTACGTCACGTATCTGAAAGATTTTATAACTGATAGCGAAAAAGTTTGAGTCGTCGCCCCACGCGGGCGATTTTTTTTGCGAGCGGCTGTCTGTATATTGACACCCGAAAGTTTTTTTGCCAATTTCCCAGCAAGATACCCATACCCTTCTCGCCCGGGGCGTCGTCTAAAAGCTCTATTTAAAAAAAAGAGACATTGCGGGCAGAGTTAGGTATACATTGCGGCTCACTATTTTATATTTAGTCCTCGCGCGTGTGCGCGTGTACATGTGCGTGTGCGCCCGCGTGTGTGCGTGTACGCGTGTGTATGCGCGTGGGTGTGCGCGTTACATTCGCGCGAGCGTACGCGTGCGCCCGGTTCCTGTTACCTATGAGAGAACCGTTACCTGTGTGCCAGTTAGGGCTCTTGGGATAAGTGGCACAAGAGGCTTGACCTACCGCACTGATCCCGGATACCTTTAGGTCACTGGAGGACAGGCCACGGCCCGAACCCCAGAGCACCTAGACAATCCGCAACCGCCAGCCCTGATACATGGGCCGGGCTCAGCCAGCCGCTGATGGTAGGGAGAACATCCCCGAAACGTAGGCAAAGACTGACTGAGCTTAGCTTGAAACTGTAGGGATGGTGTGCGCGGATTCCTAGGCAAGGAACCTTGACAATCTAACTAAGCGTAAGTGTAGTAGGAACACTGCGAGGCTAGTACGAAATGTACTGCGCTTAGTTATACATAACTTCCCATAGAGTGTGGGCAATGCAGCCGAACTTAAGTAGGCCACCAGGGAGAAGCACCCTACACTCTATGTCAGCAGGTATCTTGTCTGTAACTAAGGCAATGTATCGGCGTTAAACATCAGCCACGCTCGCCCCGTGGCATCTGAATACAACTACATGCTGTCCGCTTGTAGTTAGTTACAGTGCACAAGCTGTGTCCAGCGTAACTGTCTATGGTGCAGGTACGCTGGACAAACTACCTAAGCTCCACTGCACCGTCTGTGCACGATGGCAGCGCAGGATTTTATAGTTTGTGTGCACAACTGTGCTCTGTAACTAACTACATACAGCTATTTAGTTTTAGTCAGTGAGCTCAGCTTCTAGTTGAGCGGATCCATACATCACCTAGCGCATTGTCGCTTGGTAGGTATAAGGATCAAGTTAGATCATTCATGATCACAGACTGTAGATTCTCTCCTCAAGCTTCATAGTTTGATGAGGGATTCATCCCTCTTTGTTGTTAGCTACCAGCCATGTAGCTGGTGAATGTTATGAACATCAAGACCAACAATCAACCACGCCGTCTGCTGTTTGCTTGTGAGTTCTCTGGCTCTGAGCGTGCCAAACTCCGCCAACAGTTTGATTGGATGAGTGACGAAGAGTTCGACTCCAATAGTTCTTTCTTTCGCTACAAAGGTTATTACTACAACCTCGCAGACTTCATGCGGGTTCATGTTTCACCTGACAGCCCGATGTCTGGCTGGCACGGTTACAGCTCCGACTCTTACTACAGCGGAGTTTTAATCAAACTGTGCGGCGAGGATATCATCGTCGGCACATACATCTCCTGACTAACTGTAACTAACCCAACACAATCACACTAACACCATGGCAACCATTCAACATCTCTGTGCTCGCAACGATCACAACGGCAACCCGCAACGTTTGTATGTTCTATCTGTAGACGGTGAGCGTATCGCTGCCTGGAATGAAGGCTACCTGGGTCACCACGCTGTGCCAGGTATCTGGCGCGATGCTGCATACAGTGCAGAACGTATTGATTGCAGTGTGGCATTGTACCGCAAACTATTGCGTACGCTTCCCTCACCTGACTGGGCTCACGATGTGCCAGGTTACTCGCATCTCCGCGAGCTTGTTTAATCAAATCACTATCATCATTCCGCCGCCATGGATTACACCTACACACAGGCACATTATCCCAACACTGTCAGCTGGTATCGCGAACTTGTGCATCTCGATGGTGAACTTGTCGGAGAAATTAGCGAGCCTACGGATTCAACATCGGCACGCAGAATCTACCGAGTCGGTAAGTATGTACCCTTTAAAGTTGCCGATGGTTTCGTAGATCTTGTCAGCCTTGTAGCTACGTTCGACACTGTTTCTGACTGCAAAGACTTCATCAACAACGGAGGCATCAAGTGAACACTATCGCCGAACTGAATGTACAAATCAGCCACATTGATCAACTAATTGTCGACGCTCGCAAGGCTAAAGACTGGGATCATGTGCACAAACTGTACGATCAGTACGAGTCACTTGTAGACAAATGTAATGCCCTTAGCCGACAACTTGAACGCGAACAATCTATGCACGAACTCGATGATTGGAATGATGATGAGAAACATCGTGATGCGTACAATGAGCGCATCGTAAGCATGTACTTGTAACTAACGCAATCGCGCCCTGATTATGTACAACAGCAACACACAGATAGACCGCAACTTCATGCGGCGCATGATTAGATCTTACGAACAGGATCTACTTGAGATTGTGCGTGGAGAGTGTGAGCATCCCAACCACGCTCAGATTGAAGCCGATTTGCGTTTGTTAGAAGAACTGCGCGGCCAAACGTTTAGCCCACTTGCACAAACTGTTTCCTTCTGATCATGACAAACTTCGATCACATTAGCCACTTCCACAAAGACCAACTGCTACATACACTTAGCTACTACATGACATCAGAGATGCGCCGCACATTGATGCGTAACTGCCCAGCTGCTTACAACGCACTGTGTGGACGCATAGTTGTAACCTCACAGGTAGAAGATACAGGCGACAAGATTATCGAACGTCCTACAGATGTAGACCTTAAAGACTTTGACTGATCCCGCTTCGCGGGGCCAAATCACACAATCATCCCATCATCATGACAACACGTTTCGAACCTAAACTCGTCTTACTTGACGCTCACGGTGTGTACATCCCTCAGATGTATTGCAGTGATGCGGACGAACACTGGGCTAACTGTGTAGGTGTTGACTACAACGATGTGCTTACTTGTCAGGCTGGCCCGGATCACGAATGGTATTGGGAAGCGTGGCAGAACATCGTCGACAATGCCAGCATCGTTAGCGATGGTGTGACTTGGCGATTGCATCAAGACGGTGACCTTTGGGAAGTGCCCGACGGATACGAATGGCCTGAGATGTAACCACGCCAGCCCAACATCACATCACACAAACATCATGATCAGCCTAGTCTCTGTTGATGAGTACGGTGTAACCTATGCCGTAGACACATTCCTATCAGTGCAAGACGCCAAAGATGCACTGTGGCAACTTGAATGTTACCTAGACGATGCACAAACTCCCGCACGTTACTACCAACTGCAAGACGCAATCTCTGACCTACGCACACAAATAGCTGAACATGAAGACAATGACTAAGGCGCAAGCTGTATCCGAATTTCGTGAACTCTGGCGCGATTCAGTTAGTTACGATCCCGCACTTCGAGGTGATCACGTCGCTAAACGTGAAGCCTTCAACAACTTCGTGGATCTACTCAACAAACAGCGTCAGGTAACTGACTACCAAGCACACAACTGGAGCAACCCTTTCTAACACCGTGGCAAACAACTTCCCTTACGACGTGTACGGACTCGACTCTTACTCACTGTCTTACCACGCTCTAGCGCAGTTCAAACAGATTCTCCTAAAGGAAACTATGCCTGATGAGATCGTAGACGCAATCGAGGATCAGATCATCCCCGCTCTTGAACACATCCTCGCTCAAGACTACTGACCTTTAACTAAACGAATCGACTGCCAATCCAGCTAACCCGCCAAACAATGCGGGACGACTCTCAGGTTTATCAATACCTGTGGGGCTTAGCCCTGGAATCCCTGCGATGTAACCAGTCGCACCTAATGGGAACCGTCCGATAACACCTAGCGGACCTACATTCTCCTCAATGTATTTCGCTAAGAATTGTGCGGGGAAGTCTCCCATCACCATTACCCTTTGAACTCATCTTAACAGAACCATGCGTAAGATCGAATCACAGATGCTTCTCGCAATCCACTCAAAGAAAGATTGGAAGTCTGCCAACACGCAGGTCACTGTAACTTACTTCGCCCACGCTGATCGATTGATCGACCGCACAACTGTGTATCTACACGGCAGCCCGATTGCACAAATTAGCCCCGATACAGTTACAGTTTGCGACTGCGGCTACCAAACAACTACAACTAAGTCGAGGCTAAATGCTGTCTTGCGTGAACTGTGCGGCGCTGGTATTTATCAGAAGAATCACAAGTGGTTCGGCACAGCAATCGAAGAGGCTGATTGGGAGATCGAACCTAACAGCAGCCACTGTTTCGTCAGGGGCTAAATCACTATCATCGCCCGCCTCAGCTTCGCTGGGGCGCCTTCATAGTGTACAATCAAATGCACACATTAACACCATGAAACTTGTAAGCTGTCGCCACATCGACATTGCCAACCTCAAAGGTGCAATCGTAACTAACACAAACGGCGCCCAGTTTTACGTTCTTGGATTTGAGGTTGACGTAGAATCCCACACGATCAACATTGTGATGCAACCAACCGACGGTAGCGGTCCCATAGGTTTACTGTGGGATCACATCAAAGACTGGACAATCGCACTGCAGCCAATACACTGGCTCAACGACATCCTCACCATCACCAAATGAAACGCGCAGAACTAATCGACCTGTACGCTGACATCACCGTACGATCAATGGATTACAGCGAGCTGGAAATGTTTGTGTACAACGCAATCGCAGAACAACTCGAAAAGACGGACAAAGACGATCTGATCGACAGGTTCTACAAAGACATTTGCATGAGCGACCCAAACGACCTGTGGGACATCGGACGAACAGTTCTAACTAAAGAGGAAGTCGAATCGTATTTGGCTTCGAAACAATGTAACTAACCGGATCCGCTTCGCGGGCCGCCGCACACACTAACATCAACAACATCAACTCATCATGAAACGTTTGCTGTTCTTGCTGCCTTTTGTCGCCCTCAATCCTCTCGAAGCTCGTACAGTTATAGCAACTGTTTATCACGAATGGTATCACAACAGAGTTACATACTGCGGTCAAACATACCAACATTGGGGCGTTAGTGCAGCGCACCCATGGTTACCTTGCGGCACACGAGTTCGCGTAACTAACGGCAGTAGAACACTAACAGTTCCTATAACAGACAGGTGTGACTGTAACTCAATAGATTTGAGTGCAGGCGCTGCGTATCGCTTGGGTGTCCCTTTAGACGACATCCGCAAGGTACGAATCAGCTACTAATCAAACTCCCTTACAAGACACTCATAAACCACGCCTGCCGCAAAGCAACACATCAGCCAGGTGCTGAGATCAAATGGGAAACTATACATGGGTAAGTACAAATGCTTACCCCTTCAGTCTGTCTACCTTTCGTCTGTATGTCTCGTAGCCTAAGCAACACATCATGAACCCCGGACACATTCCCCTAAGCTCGAATCCTTGACACACTCCACTAAACCCTGTGGGGGTTAGCTGTCAGCCACGCTGCTACGGTAAAGGCTCCCTTCCACTCCGGCTTCGCCGGGCCGCCGCATTATTTACTATGAAGTTCTCGACTGACAACCAACCACCCAGAGACATCACTAGATGTCCCAAATGCGACAAACCCGCTTTCTACGTTCTTGAGACCCGCTCAAACAGAACGTACATAAGACGTAGAAAGCATTGTAAAGAGTGCATGTTTCGAGAAACCTTTTATGAGATATCACAAGACAGGTACCAGAAACTAGAAGCAGACTCTAAGGCACTCGCTAATCTTCTCACTCAACTACAAGAACTCGTAACAGGACGAGGGGAACAGTTAGAGCAAGTTAAAGTGCCCAGAAAGATAACAATTCCATGTGAGCGATGTGACTACGCGACGGATGGGAAGTGTTCCTTTGACTACCCCGAAGCGTTTACATCAGAAGCACACGATTGCTCTATGTTTACAGAGTAACATAAGAACGCAAATCTGGTTAAGTGAGAGCTGTTTTACAGAAAGTTTTCATTACTAAGCGGTTCGATACGCTGTAACTACAGATTAAATAATGGTAAAGACGTTGAGCGGCGCTGTGATAAATTGATTCCGCTTTCCTTTATGCCATGCGTAAGCAGGAACCCTCAGTCAAAGAGTTCGACATCTTCAGTAGCCACAAAGGGGCTTGGGGTTATCTGTGTACTGTTGAAGCAGACAGTCGCGACGATGCAAAACTAATTGCGATGAAGGATCACGGCATCTTTCACCACAATCAGATCTCTGTTTACCCAAAGAAATAATCTGTGTTAAATCCTGTACAGAGTGGTGGCTGTGTGCTACCATTCTGTGCAAGGCGGCACCGGCCTTTAACGTGGCGCACCCTTTCCACTCTGTATCACCATGAACATCAAAACCTCTGATCTTGTCTGCCTCGGTGAACGTGCAGCTTCAACGTGGGATGAACGCGATCGTGCGCAGACTGCCTTGGATGTAGCCTTCGGCACTCCGTTCGAGGCTGCCAAAGACAATCTGCTTCGTGACATTACGATTGCAGAGTCTTCCGGTGTCGATCTTTCTATCTTCAGTGGCACCGACAGCCGCTTTAAGTTCCCTGATCTTCACACGAACATCGTTGTTCGTATCACCCGTAAACCCACGCCGCACACCAAGCTCGAAAAGCTCGCCGAAAAGGTAACGAAGCTTGAGCAGGAACTTAAAGTCGCCAAGATGCAACTGAAGCACACTGCAGAGCAGCTCGTGGCACAGCATGAGTGCGACGAGGTTACTGACAAAATCACCCTGGCCTTTACCCGTCTCAAGTGATGCACAAGAACCTAGAGAACTTCGCCGTGTTTACCTTGGCGAGCATCATCACCGCCATTACCGCTTTCGGTGCATTTGGCATCAACCCCGGAGAAGCCCACCACTCTAAAGATTGCGAATCAACACAAAGTCTTGACGCTAAGTGCGCTAGACACTAATTTGTGTCAGAGCTTGCGCTCCCATCCCTTGTGTAACGCAAGGGATTTCTTCTATCTCTCACATCACCACTTCTGTAACTAAACGTGAACCACTACCTCCTGTCCTGCTCCATCTCTGCGGACGTTCGTCAATCAGTTCAAATCAAGTTTGACGATCTCAAACTTCCACAGCAGGTTATCGACACACTCGAAGCCAACAACACAGTCAGCATCCGCCCTCATCTCTCAAACGCACTTAAGGGCAAACTTGATGCACTTCGTTTGAAACAGCGCCAACTTTACGATGCTTTCTGCATTCATTATGGTGACGCTCATTTCGTAACTGCTTCCTACTTCCAAGAAGCAAACGAGATGATTAAAGAGATCAAGCGAGACGCTGATGAACACAACGATGAACTAAAAGGCTTGTGGGAAAGCGAGTACACACGGTGGCAAGAGACAGCTAACGGTATCCTCCGCCCACTGTTTTCGGAAGACACAGAGTACTCGATTGCATTCGACGCCTACATGCGTTTCTTTCCCACGCGGGAGGAATACCGCAAACCGATTCGTGTCTCTGTGCTGGGTCCACTTCCTGTGTCTCTGCAGAAAGTCGACGCTCCTGTTGATGGAGACATTGATTCTGTACTCGCCTACGAGAACGCAATCAATACTCAGCAAGTTCTTGAAGCCGCCAAAGCGTCTGCTTCAGACAAAGCCCTGACTCTCGGCGCTCAACTGTTGGACGATCTTGATGTTCGCAGCGTCACTAAAATCGGACGTCAACAGACAGGATCAGATAAGAAGAGGGGAAGCTGGCAGATCACTGCAGAGAAACTAAAGCTCATCAGCGATAGTGTCCCGGCTTTTGGTGATCTCGCGTTGCTTGCAGATCGTTTACTGCAGTCCGGAAGTAGCTTGCAGTCCCCTGATCGCGGTGTACGCACTAAAGCAGTAGAAGACTTCTACGCTGTGCAAGAAGAGATTCGGACAGAACTCTCCAGCATCTGTAACGGACACGGTAACTCTCAGGGTTTAGAGAAACTTCAACAATCCTTGGCGCTGAGTTCACAGTACAAATTGCTGTGCGAAAAGATCAAGAACGCAGAGAACACCAACTCTCTGAACTTGTTGGTTAAGGACGCCAACATGGAAATCGATATCTACGAGCAGCGGTCCAAACAGCTGAAGAAGCTTATCGCTCAACGGCGTGAGTTGATCCAGGCTGCTGGCGAGAACCTCGACGAACTTATCGATGACATCAATACCCAATCTGAACAACAGATGGAAGCCGACTTCTAATGGACAGGCGAGTGTATGTATTTAAAACACACGACGGTTATCTATCTGATGTAGACCACTACACACACGACGTTACACGCGCTGTGTCATTCGTCGATATTGATGCGGCAGTAAGACGACTAGCGGCAGTCAGTGGAATGATCGCTAGTCAAGTCTCCATTGAAGAAGTCTCAATTCCTTTCCCACTTCCCTACCCCAGACAATTCTGATGAACGACCAACTCTTCGGCAAACTTCAAAACTTCCGTGGTGCTCTGAATGCTGCCACGCTCGAACGTGAGCATGTGATCGATGGTCTGCTCGCTTCCGTTATCTCTAAGCAAAACGCTTTCCTGCTCGGACCTCCGGGAACAGGTAAGAGTGATCTCGTTCGTGGCGTCTGCAAAGGTATCGCGGGCGCAAACTACTTCGGTTACCTGCTTACTCCTACAACAGACCCCAGTGAACTGTTCGGTCCTGTCGCGGTAACCAAGCTACTGAGAGATGAGTACACACGGGACGTTTCGGGTTACTTGCCCTCAGCGCACATTGGATTCCTCGATGAGTTGTTTCGCAGCTCCTCTGCTATCCTCAACTCTCTCCTATCGCTACTTAACGAACGTACATTCAACAACGGCAACCAAGTCATAGAGACCCCGCTGCAGTCGATCATCGCTGCGACTAACAGCTGGCCTCAGGAAGAATCCCTGCAAGCTTTCGCAGATCGATTCTTGTTTCGTCCGACTGTCGAGATGCTGAAGAAACCGGTGTCTAAACGGACGCTGGATGAGTGGGCTTTGGGCATAGAGGATCGCCCACAGGTTGGCGAGTTTCTGACACTTTCGGAATTGAAAGAGATTCAGGAAGCTGCACGTAACGTAAAAGTCTCAGAAGACTTCCTGGATAAGTTTAACTCTGTGTGGCAGATGCTGTCACAAAGGAGTATCACAATCTCTGATCGTCGCCGAGTGCAGATCCTTAAGTTCCTGAGAGCATGGGCCTTAGTCCAAGGCGATGAGGAGCTTTACCCAGAGCACATGCACAACAGCCTTGTACACATTGTGTACAACGACTTAGAAGATCAAAGCACTATCATCGAAATCCTTGAGCAGGAGGTTCCCACGGCGGAGCGGTTGTTCGCAGACGCAAAGCGAGCTGCCAGCGGAATTATGACCGAGTTCTCTTCGCTGCGTACTCGCCAACAACAGAACAACATCGGTTCTCTCAACGACCTTGTTATTCACCTGCGGAAATATCACAAGGATATGAACACGGTCAGGGACAAAGTAGACGAGCTTTTGGATGGCTCTAGGATTCGGATGAGCGTTGCTGTCAGGTCGAAAGCCGTAAAGCTCTCTCAAAATTTACAGAACAACTGCGACACGATTGCTCAAGCTCTCAACGAAATTACTCACTAATCATGAACCTCCAGAAGAACTCCGAGTTTGTTCGTCTTGTACATAACGAACCACTGACGCTCATTTGCTCAGCACTAGCAGACTTCCTTTGGGAAGACTTCATCCGGGACACAAAACCTAACGTTACGTATCTCGTTGATACATACAACATCAAACAACTCTCAAGGTTTGGTAAGGAAGTTTTTGAACGTCTGTACAGCGCTGACGAAGTTAAGTGGCTGATCAGCGACGAAGACTTCGAGGAGTACTTTCGTGCAGTCTGCGATGGCGACACAACGACTACACCCAAGGGATACAAACCGGAGAATGCTCTCTGGTATTCAATCATGGGCGATTTGTCCCAAGCTGCTGCATGGCCCACGCTGCTTCAACGTTGCGTGGGTGAGCAGTTCAATGCAGGCAACAACTCTGTGCGGATTCTCAACGAGATCTCTAAGGTCATTGAGGACGCAATCGAGCAAAACGCGCTCGATGTACAGCTGCTGATCGGGTCTGGCGATCAGTTACAACAACTCCGCGACCAGTACAACAAAGCTGTACAAGACGGAGATAAGGCTGAAGCAAACGCAGCGAGAGCGCAAGGTAAAGAACTAGGACAGAGGATTCACAACGCTCTGCAGAATCTTAAATCTCAGGTTCAAGCTGAGGCAAACACAATCGTCGACAAAGTTCTAAGCGAGAGCGACGAACAGAATGAGGAGATGAGTAGCCTGTTCGGCTCAATGCCAGGTAACGGCAAAATGCTTAATGATTTACAGGAGAAACGTAATCTTGCAGCTCGTTTGAGCAGAAACAAGACACTCAAACAGATCGCTAAAAAGCTCGGTGCGCTGCGTCGGGTTTGGACTGAACGCAAACGTGCCAAGCCAGCCAAATCGAACTACGAAGCAGTGACCGGCGCTAAGTTCAGCGACAGCGTGATCAACGCGTTTCCCACAGAGCTCGCTTTGGCGGGCTCGAAGGAGGGGCAAGCACTGTTTGCTCTGAAATACTCCCAGAAAACAATCCTCACAAAAGACTACACCGCGTCCAGAACAGACTTGGGTCGCGGCCCTGTGGTCATGTACGTCGACGTATCTGGGTCGATGCACGGAGAACTGGAGCTGTGGAGCAAGGCGATAGCCCTGGTTATCTCAGAGCAGGCACTGCTAGATAAACGTGCCGTCCAAATTCACCTGTTTGATACCGTCGTGGGAAACAGTGTGGAGATAAAAAGCGGAACACAAAACACGAAGGAGCTTATCGACTTCGTGGCGGGGTGGACACTAGGAGGTGGAACGAGCTTCAACTCCGTGCTCTCCCACGTGGTCGGTCAAAAAGAGAACTTGAAAAATTCCGACATTCTTGTCCTGACCGATGGTAACTCTGAAGCCAGCCCCGCCTGGATTTCAAGGGTCGAGAGCTTAAAGAACGAAACCGGCGCACAGATTACGACTATTTGTCTGGATATGTCCGTTCCTGACGTGTGTAAGCAATTTAGTGACGAGACTTACTCTGTAGACACTTCGAATAACATCGACTCGATTGATGTTATTCAAAAGTGTATCCGTTAACCTAAGTGCGTGCTATGAGCGACGTACTCAGGGAGTTGATCGACGAATATAAAGGTCGATCCCACAAAAACGAACGGGCGCAACCGAAACCCGAAAACCCTGGCGAATTCTTTTACGACAATTCGTCAGGGAAGCTGTACGTAGCGGGTCGGACGGGTCAAGGCGAATTAGCCTGGTTTGCCATCTGACGTAAACACCATGTATTTAGATAACATTCAGAAATCTTTGGAGGAGATCAAAAACGCATACAAAACTCCTTCAGGCGGTATGCAAGACATTCTTCACTGGGTTCAAGATCTACTAGATAAAGAGTTATTGGATAAGACCCCGACAGAGTTCTCTAGATTCGACTACCAAGGCAACTCAGTTGCGTATGCTTGCCCTTCAGGCGAATCAGGTTACGGTTATTTCTGGATATCAAACACAAAGTCAAACATGGAGTATTTTTATTTTATATCAGACGTACTCAGCGAACAGTATGGAATGGACATAACAGACGAAAATGTAAAACTTACAATCTTGGATCTTAAAGACTTGACAATCAACCTTGTCACGGAATTCTTCCAATTCAAGCTTTATTCAGAGCTTTCTTGCGAAGGCGCCGACCTCTGAGCAAGGATCCGAGTAATGGGCTAGTATGCTCCTTGTCATGACCCTTCACCTTTCTTGTACATGACTTTTCAATTTCTTCTCAACGGCACCCCTCTCGAACAGGGGGAGGCTGCCACGCTGATCAAAACCGTTAGGAACAGCCGCTCCACCCCAACCATTGAGCTGAGCGAAGTCTTCGATATCTCGAAGCTCGATAGCAAAGCCCTGTTCGAGATAGCGGTCACTATGGGATCGCAGGAGCTGGCATCGCTGGCTTGGAAGATCTCCGTCGGCAAACCGGCTAAGAAGATGAAGGCCGGTCGCCCGGCTATTCAGAAAACAGTCTGGGAAGGTCCAGAGGCTCTGATCGAAGAGCTCCATAAATCTCAGTCTTACTGGGCTGTGGGAGCAGCAATGATTCTGGACTACTTTTCTGAGCTCAATGACTGGAGCACTCTTCGGAAGATTGCCATCTTTTACGTAAACGATATCGACGCATCGAACAATAAAGTCCCGCACGATTCAATCCTGTATAAAGGATTTACGTGGTCCGAAGAGCTGGACAGGTTCGATCCATTAGTCTTACGGGCAGGGGTTGACCGCAAAGATACGTTCCACGTCAGTCCGATGTACTTGTCCCTCCGTGAGGGGATGAACTGGTGTATGAAGAACGGACTCGTAGAGCAGAAGTCGCAGATGTCGTACGGATCGTTAGACGGGGCGAGTGGCAACACGATGCAGCGCGTGTATTACAACCTCCGACTGACGAAGCGGGGACAAGACGTCAGTCTCCTCTGGGCAGACTCGAACGAGTACATCCTTAACTTCTTTGCATCGCGCCGTCAAGGTTCCTAAGCCCGCCTCTAGTAGCCAGAGTAGACTGCAAGCCTCGCTTCGGCGGGGCTTTTCATTTCTCTATCATCATTCTCCTCATGCAAGTCCGTTACATCCAAACAGCCGAACAGTTCAAGGAAGTTTTGCCCGAGTTAAAGCAGATTCCAAAAATGTGCTTGGACTGCGAAACAACGGGTTTGCAAGCAACGATCGCGAAACTCCGCTTACTGCAGCTCTGTGACGCCACGCCAGAGATCGAGGATCGTACCGTTTATGTCCTAGATCTATTTAAGTTCAAACCAAACGAGGAACTTAAGGAACTTATAGAGTCTCGCGCCATGTTGCTGGCGCACAACATGAACTTCGACTTCCAGTTTCTGCTATCGATCGGGATTGATTTTAAGAACAAGATCTTCGACACGTACGTCGCAGAGCGCGTCCTTCGCTCTGGCTTTAAAGAGAAACGGGTCAGTCCAAAATCTCAGACTACATACTTCACAGACGTCAGCTGCAGCTTGAAAGCTGTGGCGGAACGTAGGCTCGAAATTGAAATCAGTAAGGAGCAGCAGAAGTCTGACTGGGGCGCTGAAGAACTCGACATCGAACAAATAGAGTACGCCGCAGGAGACGTCGATATCCTTCCACGCATCGCAGCATCGCAGTTAGCAGAACTAAAGGAGGAGAACCTTTTACCCGTCTATGGGCTCGAATCCAAGTGCGTCCGCCCCGTGGCAATGATGAGCTACAAAGGATTCTGTGTCGATTTGACTAAGTTAAACAAGCTCAAAGCATCTATTGAAGAAGAGCTGGAACATAAGACCGAACAGTTCGTTAAGTCACTGGACGATAGACTTCCGACAGATCTGAAACTTCCTCGGGGAATTGATGGAAAGGTCGCAGTCGGTAAGAGACCGAAAAAGGATTTTAATCCTGGATCCACGACGCAGGTTATCTCTGCCTTTACTGCTTGCGATATCGAGCTGCCTAGAGACGCCAAGACGGAGAAGAAAACCCTCAACCAAATCGCTCTCGCAGAGTTCGATAGCGACGACCCCACGCTGAACCTCTACAGGCAGCGGGTAAAAGTGGAGACAAAACTAGAACACATCACCAAGCTGCTAGAAAATGTAAATCCCGTAACGCTCCGTATTCACTCTGGTTACAACCAAACAGGCGCAAACTCAGGGCGCTTCACAAGCAACGGTGCTCCGAAGACAGCTAAAAGGGAAAAGAAAACAGTTTTTGCAGTCAACATCCAGCAAGTTCCAAGAGGTAAAGAATTCAGGGAGTGCTTCATCGCGGAGCCGGGATTCAAGCTGGTGATCTGCGACTGGGCTCAGATCGAGCTGCGACTCGGTGCGGAACTGATCAACATCCCTCAGATGCGGCAGGCATTTAAAGATGACATTGATTTACACACAATGACTGCTAGTCTTATCTACAGGAAGGACTTACACGAAGTGTCTAAAGATGAACGACAAGATGGAAAGACTCTGAACTTCGCATTGCTCTACGGAATGGGCTACAGAAAATACAAGACATATGCAGCACAGAGTGGGAAGATGCTTTCTCTGTCAGAAGCGAAAGTCGCACACGCGGCCTTCCATACTGCATACCCACGCCTGCGCATGTGGCACCGGGAGAGGGCGGCTCTGGTAGAGGACGGCTGGGCTTATGTACGTACAGCGTGCGGACGGCGCAGGCTTCTGAGTTATGACGATGCGACAATGATGTGCTCAGCCAACACCCTGATCCAGGGCAGCGGCGCAGACATCCTGAAGATCGCCATCGCAGATCTGAACGAACACTTAGATGAAAATGTGCGAATGGTCGCGTGTGTGCACGACGAAATTGTGCTGGAAGTAAGAGAGGATCTTGCTAATAAATACAAGGAGGTGCTGGAAACCGCCATGATCCAAGCAGCTCAAAAAGTGTTAACATCTGTCCCAGCATCAGCAGATGCGAATGTTGGTGATTCATGGGCCGCTAAATGAGTGAACTAGTTAAAATCGAAAAAACAGCAGAAAAAGAGGTCTTTGCTATTAAGTTAGGAAAGACCTACGTGGCGGTTGTTAATGCAGATGATGGACTTTATTTCCTCCCGTCCCTATACGAGTCACCCCTTGTAGCGTGCAACGCAGCCAGAGCAGAGAAACGAAAAAACAGCATCACGCTGAACGTTAAGAAAAAAGTAAATAGTGCGCAATCTAAGAAAAGCACTAAGATAGCGAAGGTAAATTCCCTCTACACCGAGGAGGAGATGTCCTCGCGCCCGTATTTAAAGTTCCGAGAGGTCTGGGTGATCCTGAACCCACGCGGGGAGTTTGTCGAAAACGCCATCCAGGGCGAGACCCTGGTCATGTACAACGGTAAGAAAGAAAAAGCAGAGGTTTTTAAGAGCTACGAAGAAGCTCTGTGCACAATGAAGACTTTAGATATGGTTGTTCGCAAGGGGCATTACCTTCGAAGATTTTTCGAAGAAATGAAATGAAAGCACACCGACTAAACAGTGAGTACGTGATTTAGTGATCGAAAACTTGCTACGATCATAGGAGATAGATTTAGTCGCGTGGCTGTTCGGCGTCGTCCTTCGTACGGTTTTTCGTTAGCCGGAACATCTTTCGGCGTTAGCCCCGAAGTGGGTGTTTCGAAGAGCACGCTGGCACAATTATTTCCCGAGCTGGATCTAGGGACACTGACCCCCAGCACAAAACCAGAAGAAGTAGAAAAACCAGCGGAAGGGACTCCTTCAACCACGGGCACTGGTGTGACCTCGGTTAGCCCGGATGAAACCATCCCCGGATCCGAGTTTCAGAAATATAATCTTGAAGGTAAATTAACTTACGGCGCACCTTTTAACATCCAGTTTGGCCCTACTGGCCCGCAGGGACGAGGCAGCCGTCTCGGCTATTCCGGTAGTGCGCCGACTCAAACTCCGACTACGCCGACACAAGTAGGAGCTACTTCACAGTCCTCAGTAGGACTTCCGCAATACAGAATGCCAGAATTCGAAATGTCGGAATCCGAAATGTCGGAATCCGAAATGTCGGAATTTGGCTATTCGCCATTTGGAAGTCTGCTTAAACAAGGTCGCGATATCCTGAAAAGCATCCAGGAAGCAGCCCTAGGGATGACCCGCCCACAACAAATGGAAACCGCTCCAACGGAACAAGCTCCGGCAGCAGCGACGACCGCTCCCACAGAGGGTCCGACTGCTACGACTCCCGTCCGTTTGCAGGTTAAGCAGGCTGCCGAAGCATACGGAGAGGAATCAGTTCTCGGTAAGACGGGGGCAAAAAATCTTCTGTCGCAAGGCGTCGACCCGACCCAGATCGAGAAGCAAGCTCGTGCTGCTGGTGTGTCACTCGGCAATAAGGCACAGAGCGCTGTCGACCGTGCACAAGTTCAAGCGATTGCGCAGGCTCCCACAGGGCTCAAGACTCAAGTTCAACAAGTCGCACAAGCTACTGATGCCGGAAGAATCACTAAAGCTGGCGCTAAGTCCCTGCTTTCCAGTGGTGCAAGTGCTGCGAGGATCGAACGAATCGCAGAAAAGCAGGGAATCGACATCGGTAAGCAAGCTCAGCAATTAATCAATAAGGCGCAAGACAAAAAAGGTAAGAAGTGAATCAATACTCAATTAAACTTGAACGTAACGACAAAAAGTTAGTCCTTGCCGTCCAGTCCAACGACACAGCTCACGTCCAAGCTCAGGCTGTAGACATTTGTAGAGCTGTAGACGCTACACAATATTCTATAAGCTACGAACAAATTGAAGAGTCTGTTTTAGCTAAACTATTCCGCAACCTAGCTTTCAACAACTTCGAGTACACGAAGTGTTCTGAGTGGGAAGGATCGTTCTCAAATAAGCAACCGTGCTTCTACGTATTAGGAAAACGAGTATACGTCCGTTACTCGTTTCTCTTATATCTGGACATCCCTAAAGACAACTGTTATCCAAAGCCACGCTGCGGGAACCCAAACTGCATCAACCCGTTGCACTTTGATTACAAAACGGCAAAGCACTCCAAGCTATCTCCAGGTGATATCGAGATCCTCAAAGCACAACGACGGGAAGGTGCAAGCGTAATCCAAATCGCCAAAATTTTAAATGTACACAGAGCAACAATCTACAGGCATTTACAGGAAGTAGCCTGATTTGATCGCCAAACCGGCCCGGCGCTGGTACCATAGTGCGGTTCGACTGAGGTCGGACACCCAAACCAAACCGGAACAATGAACGTTTTTATCCTCGGCCTTCGGGTCACAGCGAGCGCCGCTGAAGACGAAGGAACTGTAAATGTGCTGGCAGAGTCGCTGCCCTCTAACGAAAAACGTGTTGCAACGAAAGTTCAACTCCTACAAAAAGCTGACCACTACGTCGGTAACCTCCTGAAAAAATTTGAAGAAGGTCAAACCGTCCTGGCGCTTGGTCCCACGCGGCCTACTCCTGACGGTGTGCTGCAGATGCAGCCCATGCTCGTGGTGACTGAGGAGAACTTCCAAGATCTCCTGGCAATCAACCTCTTCATCGCGACCGGTGGCTTGGGTCCCAAAGCTGAGGAGATGGAAATTGGCGACAACACCGTCACCAACAGATCTCTCGCATGGCAGACCGAAGACCAAGAAACTGCATGGATGAAGCTTTCCGCATGGGGTGGGCTTTCCGCACAACTCGCTGAGCTGGCTCCCGGAACCCCGACGATTGGCGTCGGTAAAGTCTCGACCTCCGAAAAGGACGACAAGTCTTACCTCAACTACAATCTGGATAAGGTTCTTTACCTGCCTAAGGCTTCACGTAAAGCGCCTGTCAAAGCAGCCGACCCTGAAAAAGGCAAGGTTGCTGCTGCTGCTCTCGGTTCAATCGATTTTTCCCTCTGATTTCTGCTGATCATGTTTATCGCTGGTGACTTTTCGGAATCCGAAATTCTCTGCAACATTCCGCCTCACACTCTACGCATTGATCTTCAAGCTCGTCGCTGGAAGTCTGACGTTGATCCCGACAACGCAATCGTAGATCGAAACGACAACGGTATCCCGATTGAATTCATTCTCATCGGATTCACCCCGTACTTTGGAAACCTGGGTATGCGCAATCAGGAGGAATTCCTTCGTATCGCGTACATCGGTGTATCCCCTCACCACAGGTTGCTGCCTCCTCGGTGTGTCACGACTTCGATGATCTCTGGTAAATCCAGCCAAAAGAACTTCATCGCTTATTTCCAAACCCTGTATAACAACCGCATTAACTGTGCGTCTGTTGTCACTTCAACCAAGTTCGTGACCCGCTCATTTAACGAGCGTGATCCGATGACCGGTGCCGACGGGGCGAAGATCAACTTCAACTGCCTGGACTTCAGCGATCGTCCTGCTCAGAACGACGATGAGGAAAAGCTTCTCAAAGACGTGTCGGAGTGGCTGGCCAAAGACGGAACAGGCATGGCGGCGAACGCACTCAAGAGCAGCATCCCCGGCGCTGATCTGATCGAGCTTCCTCTGGGCAGTGATCACGCTGCACTCAAAGCTGATTTCGCGTCCACGCGGGGTCAAGCTCCTGAGCGGACGTTTGCTGCACCCGAACCCGAAGCCAAGGCTCTGAAATCTGCCGAACCACCTTCTCCTAAAGCGAAGAAGGTAGAACTAACCGAAGAGCAAGCAAAAGCACTCGGGATTGATTTCTGAGCTAACGTAAAACTTAAGCCAAGGCAGCGGTCTTTTTCGAAAGGCCGCTTTTATTATGTACCTAACCTGCATCTCAACAAAAATAAAGCAAGATGGTGAGTGGGTAAGCCTCTTTGTAGAGGATGTAGGTTTTGCCTACAACGTTGGTCTCGCGATTCACAAGTCGAAACGTGCGGCGAATGATTGGTATCGAAACCGCAAGAACAAAAGAGCTCGCTCAGTCCTTACTAAGCAGGGACCCCGCTCACTGGCTGCCTTACGTACAGCGCTGGAGATACTAAAGATTCACTTAGAAGTTACGAACGCCAAACCTCTCATGATTATGCCTCGTACGGAGCGGACCGCTGCCTTAGCTAAATATCTCAAGCGGCTGGGGTTTCAGGAGTATCCACAGGGTGAGCAACCTCTCTACTTGCTAACAACTCATCAAAAGCAGGAAGAGTGACTTGATTGCGAGCGCACCATGAGGCGAGGCAGGAAAACAAACGTTTGTTGATGAGGGATTGTTTATGGACCATTTCAAAAATTTGAAGTAATCCGTCTCTATCTAACTTCTTCGCGTCCATCATCACTCGATTATGTAAAAACTCCTGTTCTTGACTCATCCAGTCGAGTTGCATACCGAGACAGCAGCTTTCTCAACGTTAATCACAGAAGCGGTCAAAGACCAACCCATTTGCTAAGCTCCACACATTCTTCCGTTTTACGCATGGCATCGTTTTACACAATCCCTGAAGGCGTGACGCATCAACTGATCAAGAACAGCTACATCCAAGGCTCAGTTCTAGTCCCATATGATCCAAACGATACGCTCAGCGATCAGCTGCGAGCTCACAATCTTACAGTTACAACTAACAAAGACAGCGATAACTTAGTAAACCCGATTTGGTGGACAACCATGCGGAACAAACAATACGACTGGGTTATCGCAAATACAACCGGACTTAATGAATACAGTGAGTACATACTTGACTACGGGATTCAGATCGCACGGGAAGGAATTGCCGTCTTAGATCGTTTGTCGTTTATAGAACCTGTGGCTAAGCGCCGAAGCTTCTTGCTCTCGAACAAGATGTCGAACATGATCGTCCTGTCGCCACGGCCGCGTTTCAGTTCTGTCAGCGCGTCTCGCGATTCCGTCACGAGCTGCTGGTTCGTTTTTCAGCGACCGGACAAGTGGATGGACGGCACTCACGTGTCATACGCTGTAAATTGGGACGCAGCTCAAACGCTCCCTCCCCTCGATGACATCGCAATCAAGTAAACTTGAAAAGTTCCAGCGTGCTGTGTGCGATAGGTTAGACAAGACGAATGAAAAACTCGATCGGGTTATTGCCTTACTGGTATCAGCACAGCTCCTTGAAGAGTGCATCTCCCCTGAAGGAGAGATCCGAGATGCCCAGCAGTGCGCGGAGATTGTTGTTGAAAGTTTTTCAGCAGGTCTTTGTCTCACCGAAGAGTTGACAAGCCGCACTAAAGATATCGAATACCAGAAGTCCGAGTTTTTTGTAGACGAGGACGAAGATGAGGCAGAGGAAGATGATGATAGTGATGACGACGATGGTCCCGAGGAGCCTCGACTTTTCTCGATGGCATTCTGATTTAATCGACTAAGATGTGTCCAAGTTGACACATTCAACGTGTCCCAAACACGACTTACTCTCAACGGATTACGTCATTACAGATGTGATGGTGTTAATGTTCCGCTTCCATCCGTAACAAGCGTCCTTTCTGCCACGCAGACCGAGGAAACACGTAAGAAGCTAGCGCATTGGAATCTGGCTAACCCCGGTGCTGCTGATATGGCAGCAGAGAGGGGGACGTGGATCCACAACAGCGTTGAGAATCACATCAGGGGGTTGATGGTAAGCCCCCCGCCTCAATACGCTCCATATTGGAAGGATGTACCAGAAAAAGTAGACGAACTGCTAGAGAATGGTCGCGTTCTATGGAGCGAAAAACCATATAACAAGCCGGAATGGCATAAGTATGTCGGTGATGACGGTGTGGGTCGTCTTCACTTTTACGATCCGATCAAAGCTCAGGGGTACGCCGGGTGCCCTGACATCATCTACCAGGACGGAAACGGCGAATTAATCCTGGGTGACTTCAAGACCAGTAACGGTCCGTACAGTTATAAATTCCCCAGCGCCAAAGTCCAGATGGAGGAAAAACTCCGAAAGGCGCTCGTCTCCGGAGTATTTAAATTAAAGAAAACCAAACTGCAACTAGCTGCTTACGCAATCGCAGCCGAAACTTGCTTAGGAATAACAATCAACAAGACGCAGATTATTGTAAGTACAGCAATTCCTGAATTCTCTGTTCAGGTATTCACTTTCGGCCCAGAAGATTTGAAAAAAGATAAACAGATGTGGTTTGAAGTCTTACGTAAGTTTTATGAGACTCAGCTTGCGTAGGCTCGGGTTTTTTAATTAAAGCCCCACATCCACGCGAGGATCCGTGGCACAATGGCTCTGCGCAGAGGGACCATGCTCTTTTTCTACTCCAAAAATCAAAAAGTTCGTCAATTTGTAAACCCCAAAACTGGAAAGATAAATCCAGGTGGAAACTTCAAATCATTTAATGAAAACTGGGAAGCATCAGAAGCGGGTGCTGAGGACATCGCCAAAGCCACAGCGGCTGGGGATGGTCTGTGCGCGTGGCACTTGGTTAACGGGAAGAGAGTAAAAGATTCGACCGGAACGATTAAAGCTGGTCTGATTATTATCGACATTGATAATCAAGCAGATCACAAAGATGAGGATGGAAACAAAGTTCAGAAGCAAGAGCTGAATGTAAAAGAAGCTCTAGAGCTAGATATATGTAAAAAGTACCTGAGCTTTGCGTACTACTCGCCGAGTACGACACCGGAGTGGCCTCGCTTCCGTCTCGTTTTTGGACTCGAAAGACCCATTGTCGACCCTGATTTTTACCAGTGGTTCGTCAGGGAAGTTGCTGAGCAGATCCCCGGTTCAGATCGGCGAGCGACCCAAGCTGTAAACCTGTTCTACGGAGGCAAGTCACCCGATGATCTGATCTGCTGGTCGCACAAGTACATACCAGTATCAAAAATCAACGAAGCCCTGCAGGCGTACAACCTGATCCCTAAGGAAATCAAACGCGAGGACGATCCTGCAGAGGCTCTGGAGATCGCCACCACGCCGGACGGTATCGATGTCAGCAATCTTCTGAGCTCCTCCGTCCGGTCGATGCTGGAGGGGGCTCCCGTAGAGGACAGGTCGTTCAGCATGGCAGTAGCGCTGAAGGAGCTGATCGGTTGGGCCAACTGGCTCGGAGCCAACGACCTCCCCATTAAGCAGCGCCCACTTGACATGGCGCACCAAATATTCGAGAATATCTACGAGTACGACCCAGCCCTCGATGGCAAGTTCAACCGAATTCTCGGAAGCATTTCCAACGCATCCACGCTGCGTCCCGCTGTCGCCATGGCGTCGGAGGAGGGCGAGGCTGCACCCTGGAAAAAGATAAAATATGTAGATCGGGCTTTGTTCGATAGCAAGTGTCCCGACACAATTAAAGAACAAATCAAAGCCAAGAAACCAAAACCAAGTAACTCGATCCTGAGCATCGAAGACTTCGAGATCGAAGCTACTCCCGAACCGACATCAACATTTACAGCCACAGAAGATCCCCCCGAAATGCCTCCCACTCCTCAAACGCCTGCGCAGTTAGTTCAGATTCAGAACAACAACAGGCAGTTCTCCGAAAACGATATTGCTGAGATCATCGTAAGCAACTACGGTGACAGCTTCTTATTTGATTCCAGCCTGGATGAGTTCTTTACATACGATAACGACGAAGGCATCTGGTATCTGAACGATGAACAACATATAAAGCGGCGTATCGTTAGCACACTGGATACCTTTATTCAGGCTGGAGTTCTGCCACGCTACAACTCGGCAACTGTGAACTCCGTATTTCAGTTGCTGAAAGCGAAGCTCCTGCGGTCAGTCCGGGGCGGTCGCTCCTCAATCTGGCAGACCAACAGAGGCAAGGTTGCTTTCGAGAACGGTGTACTCGACACCAAAACTCTGGAGTTCAAGCCTGGAAATCATAAAGACATGTATTTCCAGACCAAGCTTGCCTTCCAATACGGTGAAGACCCTGCGTGCCCTAAGTTCCTCGGCTGGTTGGAGTGGGCAGTTGGCGTCGACAAGGTGGTAATTATCCAGGCATTCTGCCGGGCTGTATTGACCGGATATACAACGGGTGAAAAGTTCCTTCACCTGATCGGTGCGGGCGGATCCGGTAAGTCCACGCTGCAGCAGATCCTGATTGCCCTGGCTGGCTTCACGGGCACACATACGTCTGATTTGGAAACGATTGAGACGAACCGTTTCGAAGCTCATAGCCTGATCGGTAAGCGTCTTCTGCTCCTCACGGACGAAGCCTCCTTCAGCAAGCGCCTCGACACGCTCAAAAAACTGACGTCAGCTTCGGACACGCTGCGGGCAGAGCGGAAGTACGGAACTCAAATCATCAACTTCAAGCCTGAGCTGCTGGTATCCATCGCCAGTAACGAGCACATCAGCTCCTCTGACATCAGCAGCGGTCTGGAACGACGCCGCCTCACCATCGTCATGAACAACGTTGTGTCGCCTTCCAAGCGCCGCAACCTGATCAGCGTGTTCCCGGACCGCGTGGAAGGTGAGCTCGCCGATGAGCTGCCAAACATCGCAGCCTGGTGCCTGTCGATGGACTTCGACAAGATGCGTGACACGCTGGCAAATCCGGTTAAGTACTGCCCAGATCTAAACACGACGAACATCGAAGCTTTAATCTTCAACAACCCAATCGTGGCGTGGTTGTCTGAATGCACGTTGTACGCACCAAATAGCCAAACTCCTCTCGGAGGCGGTGCATTCCGTCCAACCATCGATGAGCAGGAACGAGGTCTCTATGTCAAAAGCGCCAACTCAGAAATCTACGCATCATACGCAAACTTCGCAAAATCAAACGGTTACAAGGCTGCAGCAAAGCCACGCTTCGTTGATCGTCTGAAGGAGACGGTAAACAATGTGCTGAAGATCCAAGGCATCGAACCTAAGTTCATCAATGGCAAAGCGGTGATCAAAGGGCTTCGTATCAAGCCTTACGACCCCTCGACTGATCGCGCTGCAGCGGGTGACAACAGACTGCCATCCCCGGTAGAATTTGTCGCGAACCCCTCTTTGTGGGGCGCAGCATTCCAAGCTCACGACCCAAATCCCGAACAAGAATCAAAATGAAAATCGCAAACGTAGTCCTCGCAACTTTAGGTTTAGGTTGCGCTGCAATCGCTTCAGTATCAATCCCTGACTCACCTGCTCTCGCTGCAGCGAGCTTTGGTGGCGGTCTACTCAGCGCCTCTCTTCTGGCGGACGACGGACGCCGACGGAAAGAAGAGGACAAAAGAGTCGAATCGGCCCGCGTGGCAAAAGTGTTCTCCTTCCTTTACGAGAGCAACCGGGGTTTGGTAAGCCCTCAACAGCTTGCTTTCAACGCGGACATCACCCCGGAGCGAGCTGACATCTTTCTCGAAGCCCTGAGTCAAGATCAGAACGGACAAGCGATCCCGACGCAAAGCGGAAAGGTTTACAACTTCCCGCACCCGTCAAACGCACTGGACGAACTGACGCGAAACGCGACTGCATGGGCTGACGCTAAGTGCGAACCGCTGCTAAACGAGATTGGAAGTCTCAAGCAACAGATGAAAGTACTTCAAGCCCACGCTGCGATTAACCGTGGGGCAGATATAGAAAAAGCGGCTCAGACGTTCGTAGCTAACAACAATTTGCCTCAGTCGCCTAGCGACCCGTGGAATAATCTGTTATAGTTAAAGATACGCGCGTAAAGCGAACAAAAGCCGGGGCCTAATTCAAGCCCCGGTTTCGCTGTATCTGGGATCACTCCTCCTTCGAGTCCTCCGCAGGTCCAGTATCTTCGAGAAGTTTCAAGTCATACTCCTTCGCGATTTGTCGCATTAACTCCGGTGCACGGTATTCGTTAAAGGCGAGCTGACACCCGCCAGCGCATATATTTTTCTCAGAAAATCCCTGATAAGCGAGAATTTTCTCGAAAATTTCAAACCACGCGTGGACAGAGGAGTCGATCATGTCTGCCTCTAACGTGAACTCGTGCTCGGGAGCGCTGTCCAATTCGTACCGAGGATTCTTAAACGAAATACTTATTTTTAAAGTTGAGGAAGCGGACTCAAACATGCATCCAGCCCTCCAAACCGCTGGTAGTGAGCGATGACTCCACGAGTGCTTCGTGGATGACCGGTACACAGTCTGCCAGAATTTCGCCGATTTGCTTGGCGATCACCCTGTGTTCGAGCTGCGTGTCAGGGCGAGCACGCAAACCAACATAGAAGATCCAATCGCGGAGCGTTCCCTGCATGTGCAGTCGAGTCGGAGAGCACATAGGGAGGATGTTCCTGGCGCATTCCTTAGCCACGCCGCTCTGGAGCATCGCCTCGTATATCTCTTGGATATCCTTGTAGATCTCGTGGACGCGCTCCTTCAGCGAGTCCTTGACCTCGCCATCGGGGAAGGGCAGACTGTTCTGTCGATTTATAAAATCTTGAGCGCGAATATCGAAGTCCCAGCACGTATCATTTAGTGTGGCTAGAATATCTGTAGGATCACTGTAACGCTGTGAAAGTTCTTGATAATGAAATGCCCTGTGGCGAATTATCTGTGCACTGATAGCACGAGAAGTACAGATGCTAAAAGATGCACAGACTTGTTCGTAGACAGACCAATGTCCGTGCGCAATACAGTACTTTAAAAGTTTTTTATATTCGTCCCGTTTCGGATTTTTCGTACTGACTCGGGCGTGCTCACCAACCACGTCCTCAGCGTGAGGCGTGATCCAATCGAGCGACGCGAAATGAAGTTCAGTTAGCGGAGTCGACACCGGCAGGCTGGTCGGATTCGTTCTGCAGCATCATAATGCCAGCAGCGATCTGATCAGCGAGACCGGGGTTTTCTTTAACCACCTGACCGGCATAGCGATCACTCAGATACTCCATCTGAGTGGGGTCAATCCCGATCTGAGGACCTGCGAAACGCATCTTATGTACGAGGGAACGTTTGCTGGTATCTTAACCGGGCTGTCACTTCGCTAGGAGTCGTGCGAGCGAGACGCTGAGCATCGAGACCAAAACGCTGGCCCGCCATCCGGACAGGAAAATCGTTGTCGACGACCATCTCTACTTACCCTGCAGTTTCTGCTTAGATAAAGCTAACAAGTTGTTCATCATGTTGTGGGTGAGCAGGGGGTAATCCTGCTGCACCAGTTTAGTATTAAGGAAGTTCTGGTTGGGATTCTGAATCATCTTTTGCATCATCATGCGGCTCCGAGGAGTCGCTTGCTGCATACTCATCATGTATTCAGCCTGACTCATATCATCAGCACTGTCGGGAAGAGGTACGTTACGCTGGTTATATCCTGCAGGCCCAGTGATTGCCGTAGACTTTTTGATATTACCTTCTGAATACTCAACAGGACCGACTGCAGGACGCGCATACAACCCCCGGTCTCGGGCGAATTGCGTAGCTACACGGGAACCGTTATCAAGCTGCATCACCCGACGGATCCCCAGTCCGGGTTCCTGGTTAAGGCCCACGCCTCCGGGAGGCAGGGCGAGTCCTCCCATAGCTTCAGGCTCTTTTCCTGTCTGACTGGAGCCGGGGAGGATAGCCATTACTTGTCGCCTCGATTAGCGCTTCGGTCTCGTACTCTTATGTTACTCGAAGAATTATTTAGAGGGTTCTTATCCTTGTGGTCGACGTCCTTCCCGTCGCCTTTGTGAACCCTGCCGTTACGCTCCATATGACGGCGGGCATGATTCCTAGCAGCCCGCCGCTTCTTCTGCTTCTCAGTGCCGTGGTAATCGTTATATTCTTCTTTGTAATCTCTAGTCATCTTCGATGACAGCTTTACATTCTAGTTTACCGCAATTAACTTTACGGACGACAGCCTCAATAAAAGACTGATCCTCGTCCAAGTTGTCACGAACAATCTCAGCTAAATCAGTGCAGAATTGCTGCCAAAGACCCGAATACAAACCGTTATTACGTTCGTAAAGCCAGTAAAGCCAATCAAGAAAATCGGCGCGACGCTTCTCATCATCTACGCTCCAGTTGTCCAGAAGCGTTTGGTAATCGACAGGCGCCCGCATTGGTGGATTGTTGGGGTACCTAATCTACCGCCCACGCGGGTCAGTCGTCGTAAATCAAATCGATCTTTATTTTTCGGATAGGTTGGCCAAGGTACTCGTCGACCTCGCAAGGAAGCTCGCGAACAATGTCCATCAAGATATTTACGTAAAGGTTATCGCGGTACTCCATCATCAGCGCCATCTCACGAGTTTGTAAATCGCCGAGTGGGCTACAGTCTTCATCCCAGTTAAACGTGCGCTCGCTCGCACGCTCATTGGCACAACGGGCGATGTTCGCCCAATCAACACTTGTCATGATTTAGATAGAAGCTCGAATGTACCAGCCCGATGTGGGCGACTCCACGAGCCAACGTGGCCCAAGGTTCTTCTTAGAGTACTTCAGTTTCGCGCCTCCGGTACTCATATAATTACCGTTAATAAGATCGAGGTCACCAAATGGATCATTTACATATACGCTCTTATTGTCAGCTGTGCGTCCGATAATCACAAGCCAGTGACCGCCCCCGGTCGGGTTGCTGACCGGACCTTTGTGGAGAATACCGATAGGAACAGGGATCCCTCGCTCCAGAAGATCATCGATCTCGTCCCACGAGCCGTTTTGTTTAAACGACGCGGCTAGACCATAGTCCTGAAGTGCTTCAAGCTGAGAGGTGGGGCTAGTTGTATCTCCGTACTGGAAGACAGTATTGATGTACTGATCATCAGATGTAATAGTATTAGGTTTTAAATACTTTAGCAGCATCGCACACGAACTAGAGAAGCACGTGCGCATTGGGTCGCGCTGATTATCTCGCTGACTGTAATACGGTACATTTAAAATAATTTCTTTAGGTTTAGAAGGTGTAGTCTCATTAGCAATAGGGTCGTTAATGATCTTAAAGTGATCAGAAAAGAACCACCAATCTCGATCTGGCTGGGCGCTCAGCTTGACCTTGTAGTGGACTTCGCCCGGAAGCATGGAGATCTCGTTCCATTCGTGGGCAGACCCCTTAGGAACGAACAGCTTCTCCTCAGCAGCAAGGTCAGCGCTCTGGAGAGGACGACGTTTCAACCACGTGTCCTGCTTGGCGAGAATCGAGTGACCCAAGAGAGGATGCGGTGCCTTCGACAAAAATAGCTCCTTCTCCGCGTTTCGCCGTTTTGTTAAGCCTTCCAACACTTTGTCGCCCGCCTTGTTCCAACGTAGGAATTGGGTGGCGACAACACTACGATCAGAATTGTCGTTTAGAAGCTTCAGTAAGGTAGATGTACGAAAGGCTGTCAGTCCAACGTTAAACGCAAATGAGACAAGTGCGTCAAACTCAGATTGAGTGAGGGCGACACGGACATTAGCTGCCACGCCGGAAGCAAACCTTTCCACATCCTTGGCGAGGATCGCATCGGCCTGGGCCTGAGTGATCTTCAATCCTTTGTGGACGTCAGACCCGGTGTGACCGTAGCCAATAGTCCAGATACCGACAGCATCCTGATAAGCTTCCAGCTCGCACCCTTCGAACCTCTTAATGAGATCGAGACCCGCCTGAGAAATCTTCATCGAACTTGGACGTCAATCCCGATGCGGTATTCGGAACCGGTACGACCCTTCAGCTGAATATACGCCGCGTAAGATCCGGAGGCTGCGATGCGCTGTTGGGTGACGGTTGCACTGCGGCTGCTGTATTTAGACGGACGAGCAGTCATCACCTCAGTACCAGCGGAATTGAGGATGATCACATCACCGCATTCGCGCTGATCGCGAATATCGACTTGCAGAATTCCGGTAGCGTTAACAGTCAACGGGTAGTAATCGGAGATGCCGTAAATCCCGTCGGCAATATACTCGCGAGCACCTGCACTAACAACAACCACGCCGCTGGCGTTCAGGGTGCGACGTTGATCGAAATGCGTCGAGTTAGACCGTTGATTAGTGGTGGAGAGCCCGCTAGCCAGAGTCGGGTCGAGCTCTAAATTTTTTGAAAACTGAGTCATCTTTCGACCCTACGATTCCTCAATTATAAACGTTTAGTACCGGTGATCTTTACAGTCGAGGATCTAAACTTTAGGGGAGGCGAAACGACACAGTGGAAGCTTTAGTTGCTGCGGCGGGTGTTTTCGCCGCTCTAGTTACGTGGAGTCACGAACAACGTCAGCGCGTAGTGAATGATCGATTTGAATCGATCAAGACACGTATTACAACAGCAGAAACACAACTAAAAGAGCTTCCAGAAAAATACGTTCTAAAGTCAGATTTAAATGCAGAACTTGATGACATTAGAGTATGGTTGCGATCAATTAACGATAAATTAGATCGTTTAATTATGGGAAAAGTAAATGAAAAACTCTAACTACAACACTTGGTTAGCGTTGTGCTATGAACTCTTAATTAAATTAGGTGAGCACTATAAGCGTTTAAAAACAAACTACTGGGTCAAACTAGCATTACGTTATTGCCACGAAGACTGGGTGCTATGGAAAGTCGAAAATACGCTGCGCTCCGTTGACCGCGATATCGAAAAGATTGTAGAAGAGTGGGACAAGCAAAAGAAACCAAAATACGAACTAATTGAGCATCAGCCTGACGGATCAAAAGCTCAAGAACTACTTGGTGGTGCGATAGAAATTAAATCAACATGGCGGCGGGATTAACTAGGTAGTTTTATAATGAAAGTAATCGAAGAATCACTATGACTGCCGCTATCGCTTTCCTTGCCGCTCATTGGGTAGATATTGTCGCCATCGCTGCTGCCGCTCATGCTTTAGCACTGGTTATCGTAAATACTACTCCTACGCCTAAAGACGATGAACTGTATGGTAAATTTTACAAGGTTATCGAAGTCATCGCAGGTATTGTGACCAAGATCGCTAAGAAGTGATCTCCTCCTCATTGCCTGCTGGGAGCTGTAAAGGCTGCTCGCAGGCTTTTTTGTATGCCACGGCGGAGTCGGATTGATTCGGGTCCGCCGCTACCCATTCCAAAATTTTAAGTTCCCGTTCAGGCGTCCAAAATGTTTGCGACCTGAACCATAGCATATGGTCCGTATCGGATTTATGTAAATTACAATCGGCACAGGCTGCCACTAAATTATTTCTAGTTGTTTTACCTCCCCTAGCTTTGGGTACGATGTGATCTAACGTGGACGGGTTTTCCCGTCCGCAATAAGCGCAACCATCCCAAGAATCCAAAATATCGCGACGGAAACGCTTCCTCGCGGTTCTCCTTTGTAGACACTGAAGGGAGAACAGGAGATCGTTTTCTGACATTCGGCTCACTCGAAGAGTGGCTTTAAGTCATTTTAGGGAATTTAAATTATTAAATGCTTAAGATACTATGTAACCAAAAAAACATTTAAACGTTTAAACTTTAGTTGTATTCAACGGGGAAGTGAACCGTGCCTGAAGTCAACTTTCTTGTCAAAAAAGGGCTGACCGTTCCTAAAGCGAGTGCGTCCACGCCTGCGATTATTTTCGATGCCTCGGACCCGAATACCGGCATCTACTCCCCCGGCGCAGACCAAGTAGCCATCTCGACTAATGGCACTGGGCGGTTGTTTGTTGATGCGAGTGGGAATGTTGGTGTTGGGACTAGTAGCCCTGCACCAGCAATCGGAAATGGAGCAACATTGCATTTGTATGGCGCGTCAACTACCAGTGAACTGCGGCTTCAACGAGGTAATGGTACTGACCTTAGCCTTCTTGCCGGA